GGATCCGAACATCAATGTGTTGATTGTGTCGAAGACTCAGGAGCAGGCGAAGAAGTTCCTGTATGCGATTAAGCAGCGGTTGACGCATCCTCGTTATGCGGATATGCAGTTTGCGTTTGGGCCAGCGGATGGCTATAAGGCCACCGCTGACCAGTGGGCTGCTAATAAGATTTATTTGGGCGGGGATGCACGCGATTCCGGGGAGAAAGACCCGACGGTTGAGGCATTGGGCGCAGGTGGGGCCATCTATGGTTCGCGTGCGAATTTGATTGTTCTCGACGACGTGGTGACCCTGTCGAACGCGGGGGAGTGGGAGAAGCATCAGGACTGGATTCGGCAGGAAGTGGCGTCCCGCCTTCCTCCGAATGGCGGCCAGTTGCTGGTGGTGGGTACGCGGGTTGCTCCGATTGATTTGTATCGGGAGCTGCGGAACCCTGAGCATTACACGGATGGGAAGATTCCGTGGACGTATTTGGCGATGCCTGCTGTTCTTGGCTACGGGGAATCTCCTGAGGAGTGGGAGACGTTGTGGCCGAAGTGTGATATTCCCCTGTCGGAGGGTGACCTTCCTGATGAGGATGGTTTCTTTGAGAGGTGGAGTGGGCCGCGTTTGAGTGTGGTCCGCAACGAGGTTGGTCCCGGCAAATGGTCGCTGGTGTACCAGAATCTCGATATTGCCGAGGATGCCATTTTCGACCCGGTATGCGTCAGGGGCGCAGTTAATGGAATGAGGAAGCCGGGGCCGTTGGTGTCTGGGGCGGCTGGTCACCCTGCTGAGAGCAGCAACTTTTATCGGGTGATTGGGATTGACCCTGCGATGGCGGGGGAGACTGCTGCTGTCGCGTATGCGGTGGATCGGCGCACGAATAAGCGTTACGTCTTGGACGTGAACATCATGTCTGCGCCGACTCCTGCCGCGATTCGTGAGTTGATTTATTCGTGGGCGGACAGGTTTAAACCGCATACGGTGATTGTCGAGTCGAATGCGTTCCAGTTGTTTTTGACGCAGGATGAGGAGATCCGATCTTTCTTAGCGAATCGGGGTATCGCGTATCGCCCTCATCACACGTCCACGAACAAGTCGGATCCAGATTTTGGTGTTGCTTCTCTTGCGCCGTTGTTTGGGTCGAAGACGAAACGTGAAGGTCAGGAGACCTTCAAGCATGCTGGCGATCATCTGCTGGAACTGCCGGATACGAGCAACTTTGAGAACATTAAGAAACTGATTGAGCAGTTGATCACTTGGCGTCCGGGTGTGAAGGGCAGCAAGTTGAAGATGGACGCCGTGATGGCGTTGTGGTTTTGCGAGATTGTGGCGCGGGAAGTGTTGACGCAGTCGGCGGGGGTTTCGCAGTTCCTCCCGAATCAGTTCGCTTCCCGCAGTGACGTGGATGCACGTTATGTGATTTCTCTTGACGAGCTGGCAACGGCTCAAACAGTTGGAAGGCTGTAAATGACCAATTACGCGGCACGGTTCGATGCGATCCGTAAACGCAACGCGGAACGCGACCGGCGTATGCGTGAGGTTGCTGCTGTGCGTGCTGGGCACGCGGAGCAGGTTTTTCCGGGTTTGTTCCCTGAGGGCATGTGGTCGAAGCCAATTGTCGCGAACATGATCGATGTTGTCGCGAAGGATCTAAGCGAGCAGGTGGGTGTTCTGCCGTCGATCACCGCTTCGGGTGATTCGACGTTGGATGAGAACGCCCGCACGAAAGCCGATAAGCGCACAAAGATCGCTAACTATTATGTGGCTGCGTCGAAGATGAGTACGAATCTTATTCGTGCCGCCGACCAGTTCATCACTTACGGGTTTGTGCCGCTGCGCGTGGAACCGCACTTTAAGGATCAGCGGCCTCACATTCATGTGGAGTCCTGCGAGGGCGCATATTTTGACATGGATCGCTTCGGCGACATGCAGGTGTACTGCCATGTGTTCTTGCGTAAAGCAGGCGATTTGGCGGCGATGTTCCCTGAGCATGCCGACAAGATCTTGAAGCAGGGCATGTTTAACCGCATCGACGAGTCGTCGATGATTGAGGTTGTCCGCTGGTACGACAAGGACACCTCGGTGATGTTCCTGCCGGAACGGGAGGGGCTGGTTCTTGCACGGTCGGAGAACAAGATCGGTCAGGTTCCCGTCGTTATCGCGTTGCGACCGTCACTCGACGGTGAGGCACGCGGCCAGTTCGATGACGTACTGCCTGTATACGCGGCTAAGGCTCGACTCGCGCTGCTGATGATGGAGGCGACACAGAAAAGTGTCGAGGCTCCGTTGGCGTTACCGCAGGATGTAACGCAACTTAGTATAGGACCGGATTCTGTTATCCGTTCTAATACTCCTGAGAAGATTCGGCGTATCCCGTTGGATGTGCCGAGCATGTCGTTCGCTGAAAACAACCTGCTGTCCGAGGAACTTAAGTTCGGTACTCGTTTCCCAGAGTCAAGAGCAGGGCAAGCGGACGGGTCGATTGTGACAGGGCAGGGCGTGAAAGCCCTGCAGGCTGCTTTCGATTCACAGGTTAAGACCGCCCAGTCGATTATGGGTGCGACGCTTGGAGAGGCTGTGTCTCTCGCGTTGGCCGTCGACGAGGCGTACTTCGGTGATGTGCAACGCGAGGTCTCTGCCACCGCTAACGGCGTTCAGTACAAGTTGAAGTACAAGCCATCAGCCGACATTAAAGGCAACTATGGTGTGACCATTAGCCACGGTTTGATGGCTGGTCTTGACCCCAACCGTTCACTGATTTTCGCGTTGCAGGCTCGCGGCGACAAACTCATTTCCCGTTCGTTCACTCGACGGAACCTCCCGATTTCGCTGAATGCTTCCGAGGAGGAGCAGGCCATTGACATGGAGGAGATGCGTGACTCGCTGAAGGCTGGTGTCGCGTCGATGGCTGCAGCGATCCCGCAGATGGCTGCTCAGGGCCAGAACCCGATGGAGATCATCCGCCAGTTGGCGACGGTGATTGACGAACGCAAGAAGGGCACGGCTCTTGAGGATGCCGTGCAGAAGGCTTTTGAGCCTCCGAAACAGCCGGAGCCGCAGGCTCCAGAAATGGATGCGCTGCCGAACATGGGGGCCGCACCCAGTAACGCTGGACTTGAACAGGGTCCGGTGCAGAACGAAGCCATGCCAGCACCTCCGCCTATGCAGCGGCTGCTTGCTGGTTTGACGGGTACAGGTAGGCCCGTGATGTCTGGCGCAGTGTCCAGACAAGTTCCCGCATAAGGAGAAACGAATGATCGGAAAGCAGGGCGGTATGGGCAAGGCTCCCACCGGGGCCGGTGTTGTCCAGCCGAAGAAGAACGGCGGCGGTGTTGTTGGCGGCGGTCAGGTCGCTAAGGGTTCGCAGCCGAAGGGCATCAAGGGCAACAACACGAAGCTGAAGTAGTCGTGCCAAACGTTAAGGGGAAGAAATTCCCGTACACGAAGAAAGGCATGGCTGCCGCGAAGCAGGCAATCAACGAGGACGACGCTCGCGGTTACCGCAAGCGCAAGGCCAAGGCGAAGCGGATCAAGGGCGAGACGAAGGCGAAGCCGAAGGGTTTCGCTCGGAACCCCGGCGACCTCGGCAAGTTGATTGAGAGCCAGCAGAAGAAGAAGCCTTACTAGAAGGAAACATGGCACGAGGAGAACCGCCGAACAGGCGCAGAACTTTCCCGAAGAAGAACGGCGATAACGCCGTAATCGAGTGGATGAAGTCGTATCTGATGGGTCTTGCTGGCCCGTTGGGTGCTGCTGCCGATCCGTCAGCGAACATCGCTTCGCAGGCTGGTTCCTTCGTACCCAGCCAGCAGTTGTCTGCTGGTGGTCGAGTGAACCCTCAGATCGCTCGCGACGCCATCAATCAGTATTCGATTGAGAGTTACGACAGGGCTTCACTGGAGGCTGGTGGTGGTTTGCTTGCCGCCGGTATGGCGGCTACCGCATTCCGCAGGCCGGGCGCGGCTCTCGCTCGTGGTTTCCGTGCTGCCCCGTCGCAGATCGCGAAGCAGCGGGGCCGCTCTGCGGCAGCGATGCGTGCAGGTGGCGCGGATACCGCTGCTCCTGCACCGAACCGTCCATCCCCGCAGGAGATGGTTCAGGCTGCACAGGCGCAGCAGCGTATGCAGCCACCGCAGACACGCCCTCCGGCTGGTTTCCCTGCCGATCAACAGCCACGAACCGACGGGCTGACACCTAACTTCAATGTGCGCCCTCGCCCCGCTCGACCGAGGCCACAGCCACCAGCAGCACCAGAAGTTCTGGACACTCGCGTAACAAGTGAGTCGGGTTCCGTTAACGTCAGTCGCGTCATTGACAATGGTTTGAAGCGGAAGATCTCTCGCGGAGACAACAAGGGCAAGTCGCAAGGCTTGTCCAAGGATCAAGTGTCGACGACGTGGGATGGCACTAAAGAACCAAAGGCGAACCAGTTCAAGAAGATCGACCCGGAGACCGGAAAGAAGGTCAACTGGTACGAGGGTTATCGGGCTGCGAAGAAGTCGTGGGAAACCGTCCAAACGAAATCTAACCCTCGCAACCCGAACGCCACACCTGATCGAGTGCAGGCAGCGGAGTCGATGATGACTCCTGACGAACTGGATCAGTTGCGTCGCGCTCAGTTCCTTGATGAGAACCCGCAGGTTCGTGTCGAGTTAGAGGAAGCCGCCTATAAAGATTATGTTCAGGGCGGCGGCATGGACTTTGACAAGACGCGCCGTTTGATGCAGGAGATGCCATTCGGCAATAGGCCGACTGGTTTCAAGCGAGGCAAAGTTCCTCCTCGCATGAAACTTCCTGCTCGGGGGGCGGAGCCTACTAAGCGTGCCGGTGAGACGGATGCTCAGTTTCAGGCCCGTTTGGCTGAGTGGCAGAACGCTCGCACGAACTCGACGTACCGTCTTGGTGAGAAGAAGCAGAGCCGTGTAGCGAAACCCAAGCAGGGCTATAAGGCTAACGGCGAACCGATGAAGAACCCTGAGTCGGATGCTGCTTACCAGAAGAGGGTCGATAAGTGGCGTGCAGCGACTGGTCCGCAAAGCCGCGCCATGACTGTTCAGGGTGAGCGTGCGCGTGTCGACCGGGCACTCCGTGAGGGTCAACCGAACCTCATGGATGTTGAGCAGGGTCGTTTCAACCCGAGTCCATTCGCTGATCCGCAACCAACACCCGGACGTCCGGGCCGTCAGCCTGATGGTGGTGTGTCGCGTAAGGCCGGTGACCCGAACACTTATCAGGGTCCGATGGATTTCCGCCCGTCGTACATGCAAGGCGACATGCGGACGTACTACCCGAGTTACTTGTATGGGAATCTGGATCAGTTGCCGGATGCTCGTTCCGTCGCGCAAGCGGCAAGTTTCGCCGCCAATCAGGGCGGCGGTGCTGCAGCTCCCGCTGCTGTTAATCCTTTGAATCTTCCGCGTTTCACTCCAACTCGCGGTAAGGGTTCCACTCGCTTGCGTAATGTTCGCAAGGCAGCGGACGAAGCACCGAAGTCGAACGTTGCTGATAAGCCGAAGCCGAAGGCTAAGTCGAAGAAGAAGTCTGAGGAGACACCTGAAGAGGTGACGATTCCGAAGCGGTCGACGAAGCCGAAGGACACGAAGAAGCCGAAGGATTCCTCCCGAGCGGAAGTTCCTGACTATGCGTCGGGTCGCACTAATGATCGGGCACGGAAGAAGCCTTTCGGTCCCGCGAAGCCGAAGTCCCAGAAAAAGGATGTTGAGTCTCCGCGTGAGGCTGGGGAGAAGCCACGCCGCGTATTCGCGATGGGTTCTAAGCCGGAGTCCACTCGCGGCGTATCGACGCCGCTGTCTGATCGTCCGAAGCGGCAAGCACCGGATGGTGGTTTCGCTATGCCGGGTCGTAAGGCAGCGTCGGCGAAGCCTGATGATCCGACGTCCTCCCGCACTCGCGTGGGTCGTGGTTACACGACTGCCGAGCAGGAGAAGGCGATCAAGGATCGCGCTAAGACGATTTACGCTGCGGGTGACCGCGCCGAGAAGAGGAAGTTCTTCGCTACAGCGGTCGGTGTTGGCGGTCCTGCTGCTGCGCTCGCTGGGGTTATGACGTACAACAAGATCCAAGACGAGAAGGTTCAGCAGGTTGCTGCTGACGGTGCAGCCGAGGCGGCTGAAGAAGCCGTCGAGAATCCGAAGAGTAAAGAGGCGAAGGCTGTTCTTCGGGACAAGTACGGGCGCAAGATCACTCGCGAGGAGTACAACCGTCGCGAAGCATTCCGCAAGAAGTTGGAAGGCATGTCGCCTGCGGAGCGTAAGGCTGCCCGTAAGAAGGAGATGGCTCGCCGCGAGAAGTGGCGAGCAAGTATCGGTAAGCAGTTGTTCGGGAAGATGGCGACGAAGGCTAGCCGCAATGTCGGCAAGAAGAAGTTCGCTGGTCTGGATGACTCTGCACGTCGAGCGTTGAGAGCGAGTTAACGATGGCTGAGGGTGGTTACCAAGCACCACGAAACCCAGCCCCCGTCTCTGGTCCCGGTTCGCTAAGTAAGCGAACCGACGGCATTAAAAGGCAAACACCGATGGATATGCCGGATGCCGCATACGGGGAGCAGCAGGAGATGCGTGGCATTCAGGGTGCAGCTCCAATGGCTGCAAGCCAAATGCCGAAGATCACGCCACTGGACGCACCAACGGAGCGTCCCGATGAGCCGGTCACCGCTGGTATGGATCGCGGGCCGGGTCCGGGCCGCGCATCAATCGGTATGCCAAAGTCGGCGCAAGATCAGTCGTCGAGGGATGCGATGCAGATCGCAACCTACCTTCCCGCTTTGGAGGCTGCCGCTAACCGTCCCGGTGTCCCACCGTCATTCGTTCGTTTCGTTCGCCACTTGAGGTCATTTACCTGATGCCATCTTTGGAAGAAGACATCGCTGCTGCGGTGGATGCGCTGGGCTTGCACGCCACAGGCATCGTCTTCGGTATTGGCATGACTAACTGGAAGTCGGCGGAGGATCGGGACAACTTCCTGCGGATGATCAGTCAGGAGCCAACGAATGGCTCTTAGAGATCTGCTGAACGATATCGAGACGCCAACAACTCAGGCGAACATTCTCTCGCGCACTGAGCAGCAGGAGGCTGCTCTGGATCGTGCGCGTATCGCCCGCCAGAAGGCCGAAGCGATGCAGTCCGGTGACGGCTACACGAGCATCTTTGACCGCTTCTGGACGGATGACTTCTCCGCGATCCCGTTCATCGGCCCGATGTCGAGTGCTGCGGCGCAAGGTGTCACGGATTTCTACGACAGGGTCGGTGACGAATACTCGTACTTCACGTCGAATGTCACGGGCGCGGGCTTGTCCCGCGAGCAGGCGAAAGATGTAACGGTCGGGCAGATCATTGAGTCCCGCATCACGGGCGACAACATTCTTGACCCTGCCGTGAGGCAGGCAAAGTGGGGTCCAACAAACATCAATGTCCTCGATGAGGATTTCAATGTGAACTGGGCGTCGGGTCTGATTGACACGACGGTGATGTTCTTCCTCGACCCGCTGGTTCTTTTGGGTAAGGCCACGAAGGTGGCCCGTTTGGGTACGAACTTCGGTCGCTCTGGAAGGGCGATTGAGAAGGTCACGGGAATGCCGACGAACTCGCTGGCGTTCAGCGGCTTGACGAGTAAGCGAATGAATATCGCTGGCCCTGCGATCACTCGTATGGCTACGTCTCAGGTTGAGGCTGCTCGCATGGGTGCGAACAACCGTGCGAGCGTGCTTGCGGATGAGATCGTTAACGGATCGTATGAGGATCTGCTGGGCGTATATGACTTTCAGGGCATGTACCGGGATGTACTCGCTTCGGCTGGTGCGCGTATCAATAATCGCGATGATGCACTGAACTTCCTTGGCGCGTCTCTGGGTGACCCGTCGTACATTAAGCGGCTGCAGGACACTCGCGGTGACTTGTTCGTGTCGATGCTGCGTGCTTCCGCACCGGACCAGTACGAGATGCTGCAGATGCGTGCTGGCGCATCTGAGTTGCCTGCTTTGTTTTCGCGACCGCTTGAGGCTGCTGTTGATCCTGACAATCTTGTTGCCCAGATGCGGCAAACTGATAAGGCTCTTGATGATGCGTTGAAGTCACTTGAGTTGGATGCCCGCATTGGTGGTCTTGATGACGCGGTGATGCTGGCGGAGGACGCTTATCAGCCGATTCAACGTTGGGGTCAAAACAACGCGAAGGCTGCACGCATTGCGGCGGCGTGGAGGCGTGGCAAAGCGAACCGAGGGAAGAACACTCGGAAGGCTCGTAAGGCGGCACGCGAGCAGGAACTTGATGTCACGAAGACTGGGACGGCTCCGGTCGCACACGAGTCTGTTTACAGGGTTTCTAGTTACCTGCCGAAGGTTCGCATCTGGACGTGGATGACAGGTTTCCGCGCATCGGGAATGGTGGACGTTCGCGGGTTTGAGATCGGTAAGTCTTCTGATGAGATTCGTGCAGCGTTGTCTGACGCGAAGTCTCTTCGCGATGATCCTGACTTCACGTCAGAAATGCTGAACCTGTGGGGTAACTCTGCTGGCGCGAAGGACCGTTTCCGCAACGTGCAGGAGATTGAACTGCGTTCGTTCCAGCACATGTATGCGAAAGAGATCGCTAAGCGGAACGCGAAGGAACAGGATCGCGCTAAGAAACTTTTCGATAAGGGCAAGATCGATGAGGTTGAGTATCGGCGGCGCATCGACGAGAACCCGACCACGATCACCCCAGAGAATCTTCCTGACCGTGACTTGCTGGAGGAGGCTTACCGCCTGATCGATGAGCGTCGCGCTGATTCCATTGAGAAGCTGCGTAGCGGTCGCGCCTATTTGGTGGACGAGAACGGCGATCTGGTGCGCGTTGACCCGAGGCTTACGTCACAGTTGGAGTCACGGGTTCCGATGCTGGACATGGCTGTCCTTGAAGAGACGGCTCAGATCCTTGTCAAGTATTCAGACAAGACTGACTCGGTTGCTGCAGCGTCGAGGGATTTCGCTCGGAAACGTCGAGGCAGCCTGTATAAGGGTGGCCTTGATACAGCCGTGTCGCTGTGGAAGGCGTCTGTACTTATGCGGCTGGGCTACACGCAACGTAACGTTGCGGAGGGCTGGCTCCGTTCGATGGCGTCCATAGGTATAGCACCGATGTTATCGCGGATCCCCGCGTGGGCGGTGAATCAGCCGGTGAACATGACGCGCTGGTCTAACCGGCGCGTCAACCAGTCACGTCTGGTTCGTCAAGAAGAGCAGATGATCGATGACATCATTCAAACGCAGCGGGGTATTGAGGATTACATTGCTGCTGGCGTGAAAGAGGGCGACCCTGACATGGTCGCCATGCGGACGCAGTTGGATGAGCAGCGTGCAGCCATTGAGGCGATCCGCGCTCGACGTAAGAAGATGAACACGAAGCGTCGCGCCGACAGCACACGCAAGGTGGGCGACTACGAGTACAGCGCATTTGGTGGCCCCGAGGGTGAGGTTCTTCGGGAACTGTCGTCGATGGGGCAGACGAACGCTCAGTTCCTTGAGTCGTCTTTGATGCGTGAGCAGGATCTGGTTCTCAATACACGGAACTACGAGAAGGTCACGCCGGATAAGCCGCAGTACTTTGAGGAACTGAACCAGTCTGTGGTTCAGATGCAGAGCGACCCGATAGCGCAACGGATTCTCGCCGCGATGGCTCGCGGCGACAGCGATCCAGCGGAGGCCGCGTTGCAGTGGGCACGTTCCGGTGACGCGGCTTGGTGGCGTAAGGACATGCGTATTAAGCGCAACGACATTGAAGGTCACGTCATCGACGTGGATTCGATGATCAACCGCTACTTGCCGACACCGGAGGCTCGCGCTCTCGCGGCTGGCGATGAAGCACCGGGCGCGTTGGCTTTGCGTGAGGCTGTCCTCACGAATGACCCTGACCTTGTCATGGGTTACACGAACCTTCTGTCGCCTATTCATGGTCGTGAGGCTCGGGAGACACTCCGTGCAGCTTCGCTCGGTGAGTATGCGCGTAAGCCAATAGATGTTGTATTCAACTGGATTGGCAATGTCCCTGAGACGGGCCTTGTCCGTCACCCGTATTTCGCGTCGGTGTGGTCGCGTGAGTTCGATGCGATGCTGGGTGTTGCCCAGCGTCAGGGTGTGGAACTCACTGAGGATGTGTTGAATCGCATCAACAAGTCCGCTCAGACTCGTGCGCTCGGCAACTTGAAAGAAACGTTGTACACGATTGAGCGGTTGTCTAACCCTGCCGCGTTCTTCCGTTTCATTGTGCCGTTCTTCCCCGCGTGGGAAAACAGCATGCGGGTGTGGAGTCGCCTGATCATTGATGATCCGTCGATTGCTGCTCGCGCTTCGATCTTGTGGAACATCCCGAACCAGTTGGGCATGGTGGTCGACTCTGAGGGTCGACCCGTGGACATCGACCGGATGGATTTCCTGACTGGTTCGCAGGAGAAGTACATTCGCATGCCGTCTGGCATCAACAAGTGGCTGATGGAGAACGTCACTGGTGGTGTTCCGGTTGCGATCCCGCAGGGAGCGATCAATGTTGTGACTCCCGGTGAGACTCCGTTCCTTCCGGGCTTCGGCCCGGTGGTGCAGGTTCCAGTGTCCGCGTTTATGCGCGGCAAGCCCGACCTACAGGCGACGTTGCGTGAGCAGTTGCCGGAGCCGATCTACAACCAGATCGCCCCGTTCGGGGTGATCCCTGATACCACTGATGCGATTCTCCCGTCGTTCGCTCGGAAGGTGAACCAGTGGCGTAAGGGTGAAGACGACCGCATGTATTTGGGTATCGCTGACGCGATGATGCAGGCGGAGTTCGTTGACTGGTACAGCAATGGTGCGAACCCTGCGGACATGCCTGACGTTAACGAGGTGATGGATCGCACGAACCAGTTCTACAAGTTCAGCATCCTCGCTTCACTGGTCGCTCCTTTCGCGACGACCCGCACGAGCAAGTATCAAATGCAGCAGGACTATTGGCGTCAGTTGATGGCTGACACGAATATGACGTACCGCGAGAAGGTCGATGTGTTCATCGACAAGTTCGGTACGGCTTTCTTGCCGATGATTGAGTCGACGAGCCGGAAGGTTACGCCTACTCTCGGGTACACGATTGATTCGTTTGAGGTTATCGACGATAACCGTGATCTGGTGCGTGATGTCGCCCAGTTCGATCCTCGTGCTATTGGAGTGTTGACGGCTGGTACGCAGTCTGGCGAGTTCGATCAGGGTGTGTACAAGTACTGGACGATGGAGAACGTGCCGGGTACGGCGGTTGAGTTCTCTCGTCGAGCGAATCCTGCCGAGATGCAGAAGGACTTGTTGATGTCTCAGGCGTGGCGCGAGTACCGCAAGGAGAAGGAGATGCGGGATGACGCGCTGGCGATGATGGGCGTGAGCCTGCAGGCGAACGCTGCTCGTGGCATCAAGGAGAAGTGGGACAACTTTGTCAATGTGGAGATGCGCGAAAAGTACGGCCCGATGTGGCTGTCGGAGTACAAGGTGTACACGGATCTGACTCCGACGTACTTGACGGGTATTCAAGCGGCTTTGCAGGACGAGCGGTTCATGTCCACTCGCGGCCAGACACCACTATGGAATGACATTCAGATATATATGCGTGAGCGTGAACTGGCGCAGCAGGCGATAGCGCAGGGCGCGGATAGCGCACAGGTGAAGGAGTTGTTCGCTGCGTGGGCGGAGGAGTTCCGTTTCAACAGTTTGGACTTCGCTGATTTTTATGACAATTTCCTTGAGCAGGATGACTTGACATTGCGGTTAGGAGCCTAGTTGTGAGCGTTCAACCGGGAGAGGAAAACGAGGGTAACGATTACGTCGGTCAGACGGGTGTCTCAACTAAACGTCCAGTGATCACGGGATACGCGGATCAGGAGAAGACGTACTCAGTTCCGAAGTACTTGGCTCCACCCTCGACGTATCAAGCACCGTTCAAGAACTTTCAGGGCGCACCTCAACTCGACGGCACGTTCAACGGCGTCGAGTCGTACTCGATTCCGCAGACGGTGACGGTGCAGAATGCGCCAGTCACAGCGTCGCAAGAAGATCTTGTCGACAAGATGTACACGCTGATGGCGCAAGATCCTGATGCGTATCAAGAACTTGAGGATCTACTTAGGAAAACTCGGTTCTCGTCATGGGAGTCGTTCTTCGATTCGGCGAGCCGTCAGGATCGCCCGTGGGATGAGTATCTCGTCATGCGTGCTGGCCTCGGCGAAGGTCGAGGCGGCGGTGGGGGGCCTACCTCGCAGGTGTACTTGTCGAGCGAGTCTCAGGCTGGTGCGCTGCTCGATGAGGCGTTCACTCAGTACCTCGGTCGAACCGCTTCAGACGACGAGGTGAAGGTGTGGACGGAGCTGCTGAATAAGGCGCAGATGGCGAACCCTGCGACGAGTACTGGCGGTTCGGCGAGCGTTCAGCGAGGCCGCTTTGATCCTTCTCGCATGGCTCGTAGTTATGCCCAGTCGCAGGAAGGCTACGCGGAAAGGTTCACCGCTTTGAACTTTATGAGTGCCCTCGATCAAGCGTTAAGCAATCGAGGTACAGGCATTGAGGAGTTTGCGAGGGGTGAAGCGTGAGCGTTGAAACCTTCCAACTTGATGACCTAGACTTTGAGGAACTTGGGCAGAACTTCGGTATCGCTGCCGCGACTTTGAAGCGGACGCCGGAACTGGAAGAGATCCTTAAGAGGATCTTGAAGCAGGCACGCGAAGAGGACATTCAGTTCACTGCAACTGATATCCAGTTGCAGATCAATAACTCTGACTGGTTCCGTGGGCAACTCACGTCATATGTTGAGGCGGAGCGTGAGCGTGCGAAGTACACGCCAGAGTTGTTCAACGACTTCATGGATACCCGTGCGCGGGACATCATGGAGCAGTACGAGCAGGCCGGTGCTGTCATCGATATGGCTACGGCCCGTAAGTATGCGGAGCAAATGTTCTACGGCTCTGGCCGTAATGAGGCTGGCGAGCTGCAGTTTTTCGATGATGAGTGGCTGTTCGACCAGATGGTCGACGCTATCGACTTCGATAAGACGAAGATGATCGGCGGGGTCGAGGTTCGTGATCTTGAGGGTGACGCTCTCACGAACTCGCAGAAGATCAACCAGTATGCCTATGACTACGGCATCGACTATTCGATGTCGAATGAGGGTTACCAGTCGTGGTTCCGTAACACGCTTGAGAACGTGATGCGTGGCGACATGGATGACGCTGATATTCAGAAGTACATGCAGGAGCAGGCGATGTCGCGGTTCCCCGGTTTGACGGATGCTCTTGGTCGTGGCTTGTCTGTGCGTCAGGCTGCTGACCCGTATTTGACTGCTTTGGCTGATGAGTTGGAGTTGTCAACGATTGATCTTGATGACGATCTTGTGCAGTCGGTGTTGAACAACAAAGGCCCGGATGGGAATTGGACGCCTATGAGTTTGTATGACACGCGCCTTGCGGCGCGTAAGGATCCTCGCTGGCAGCGCACGTTTAAGGCGAAGGATGAGTACACGTCCATAGCGCAGCAGATTGCGCGTGACTTCGGCTTCTTGGCGTAGCGCATGGCTGCTATTAACCCATTAACGGGGAAGCCGTACAAGAATCCGGGTGAGCGTGCGCGTGTAAACGCTCAACTTGCTCAACAGGCGGCAGATCAAGGTAACGCTGCCGCTGCTCGTGCTTATGCTGCTAATGCTATTTCTGCTGCTCAAAATTCGCGTCAAGCAGCGGCGCAGACTGCTGCTATGAACGCAGCGTGGGCTGCACAGAATGCAACTTATCGACCTACTCCAAGTAATCCAACTCCCGGTGGAGACACCGACACTGACACTGACACTGACACTGGAGGGGGCGGCACGCCGCCTCGCACGCTCGTCAGCATCGAAACGGTGTACGAGCGTGGCTTCAACGTCACCTACAACGTGTTCTCCGATGGCAGTCGCGAAGAACGCAGTCGTGAGCGTGAGCGCACGGCTGGTGACGCTGTCGAGGAAATGTTCCGCAACCTCGGTCTGGGTGATGCGTTCGCGTCTAGCCTGAAAGGCATCATCGATGGTTTCTACCAGTCGAATGTGAAGCCCACTGATGCGGAGATCCTCGCTGCCGTGTACAGCAGCGAGCCGTACAAGCAGCGGTTTAAGGCGAACGAAGTTATTCGTGAGCGGATCAAGAACGGTCAAGGACGACCGGGTGACCGCATGTTGACTCCTGCCGAGTACATCGAGGCAGAGAACACTTACCGCACGATCCTCGCGGATCGTGACATGCCCACAGGTTTCTACGATTCGCCGGATGATTTCACGAACCTGATAGCGAACAGCATCAGCGCGAGTGAGTTTAAGTCTCGTGTGGATACTGCGTATGACGCTTTGAACTTCGCTGACGCGGAGGTTATTGGCGCGTTGCGTGACTACTACAACATGTCTCCGTCGGATATGGCCGCGTACCTTCTGGATCCCGCTCGCGCTATGCCGATCCTTGAGGGTCGAGCGGCGCAGGCTACAGGTGCTTACGGGTTGAACTCTCGCACCGAACTGCAGCGCATGTACGGCACGGCGACCATCTCTGGAATTGGCCGCAGGCAGGGACTCATGCCCGGACAGGAACTGTCGGGTGAGATTTACGATCTCGGTAAGACGAAGCAGGAAACAGAGGCTGCTTTCTCTAAGGCAGCCGAGGACGCTCCTGCGGTGGAGCGTCTCGGCAAGTTGTATGGCGAGGCGATGGACTTCAAGGACATCGTTCGTGAGGATTTGAGCCTTTCTGGCGGTGCGGCTTCTGGCCGCAAGCGTCGGAAGTTTGCGTCGAAGGAAAGGGCGCAGTTCAGCAAGCAGAGCGCATTGGGCAAGTCGTCCTTGCGTGACCGTACTGACGTGTAAACGTCCGGGCGTGACAGGTTAGAAGGAACCGTAATTCGGGGTGATGATTCCCGCGTTGGTTCTTTAACTCCAGTTCGATTCTGGACACGTCCACCCTCAACCGGATCGGTCGGCCCCGGTGAGAGTAGTGAGACCGATAGTCGCCACAGCCACACGCATACCCCCATATGCGTGTGTGGGTGAGTGCATCCAACAAGGAAACAACAGGGAGATGGAATGGCTGAGTACGACGATTTCGACGCGGAAGATAGCGGCGATCTGGTGAAGCAACTGCGTAAGCAGTTGAAAGAGATGTCGTCTGCTTTGAAAGAGCGCGATGAAATGCTTGAAGAGTATTTCACTCAAACTCGCACGGAGCAGATTGGCGAGTCTTTAACCGAGATGGGTTACAACCCGAAGATCGCAGCGTTTGTTCCCGACGATGTTGAGGACGAAGACGATCTAGAAACTTGGCTCAAGGAGTACGGAGAAGTTTTCGGTGCTACTCGGTCAACCGAGGAGCAGTCGACGCAAGAGTCGTCGACTGCCGATGAAGCCGCCGCGTTGATGTCAGCGGTAGAGGAAGGCGGCATTGACCCGACCGTGGGTCAGAGTCTGGAGCAAAAGATCCAGAACGCTTCAACTCCTGAGGAGTTGCAGGCGATCCTCAAGGGCTGACAGTCCTAACAACATCTCACAGAAAGGGTTAGCCAACAATGGCTGACACGTCAACTAGTACGCTGACTAACCTTATTCAAACAGCGTACGACAAGTATGTGGAGTTCAACCTCCGCAGCGAGCCGATGTTCCGCAAGTTCGCGGACAAGCGGCCTGTTGATGTCACCAACCCCGGTGCGACTGTTGTGTTCCAACTGCACAACGACCTTTCTCGGATCAGCTCCCCGCTGACTGAGACCTCGGACGTTAGTGCTGTTGCGCTCAACAACACCAACAAGGTTCAGGTGACCGTTAACGAGTACGGCAATGCCGTCACCACCACTGAGCGTCTCGCTCTTGAGTCACTCTCGGCAATCGATCCTGCAGTGGCTGACATGCTCAGTTACAACATGCGTGATTCGTTTGACGCACTGGTGTACAACGTGCTTGTCAACCCGGCGACTGGTCGTTACGCGGGTACGAGTGCCGATGACGAGGCAGTCGTGAACGGTGTCGACAAGACCACTGCCGCTACCACCACCTTGCAGGCAGCCGACGTTCGTCGCGCTGTTGCCAAGTTGCGTGGTGCGAACGTGCAGCCCCGTGATGGTGCGTT